AAACTCATGTCAAAATCGAAATAATTGCCAGATATATGATACGACAAATATGTGTGTTCATCGGAGCCGGTACCATACTGAATTGCGTCATATCCATCAATTACTCTAAATACCCTGTAAGAAGCGCTAACAATTGTGGTAGATATTGGTGTGGTGGTTGCCACTGTATATATGGTCGGATTCCAATACTTATTTCTAATATATAAGTTAAATCTGGCTGTTTCATCTTTGCGATAACTGCCTCGTAGATTAGTAATATTTAAATAATATGTCGGCTTAGCAGCGGCCATTCCACCGATGATTTTACTAGGCGTGATGGATCCGGTAGCGAAGACGGTACCACCAACTAGTGCTCGATCGCCCGAAGTGGATCCGGTATGCCAAACATCAAACAATTCTGTCAATGGCGCAGCGGACGCTGTAGCGCACACAGAAGCCGAATAAATACCAGTAGATACCCAGCCGCCTGTAACATTTGTGTTGCCATCATGTAATACCAATTTGGAACCACTGGGCACTGTGTTTTCTGTTGAGCCCGAAAATAAACTAACCAAAATCTTGCCGGCCGGGGCAAGGTCTGGGATATTTACCAAAGTGCCACGAACATAATTATAAAGATATAAAGTGTTTAGATTATCTGCGGCGGGTGCGAGAGAGCTACTATAATAAAAATCACCCCTATCGTCCCTAACGGCGTCATTCCATCTTGCTTCTATGGTGGGGCGCCTAAAGAAATATTGCGAATTTCTTCCAAAGAACCTTTTTGTGTAATAAGATTTTGTGGCGCCATCGGCATTGAATACTACGCTACCACTATTTCGTCCGCTAGATTGTGAAAAATATGATTCATAACTAGCCGATAGATGGACGCCTACTCCATAATTTGTTTGAGTGCCGGCAATCCATTTTTCAACCAAATGAGATATATTAATTTCCAAATCTTCTAGTCCAGTTGAAAACGTTTTTTCATAGACATATTCCGAGCTTGTGATATAATCACCGCCAACACTTGTCCACAGCGCTGTGTTAGACGCCGACATCCAATTAGCGCCAGTGTTACCGTAAGTCAAATCCCTATAGGTTTCAAGGTCTAAACCAACACCTTCTTGCCAAGCTTGTGAAACGGCGGCAACAACCAATTTATAATCTTCTGGGACGGTTTTTGAATGCTTGGCGTTATACATTCGAATATAGAAACTGACACTTCCGCTAGCCGGAATTGTACCGGCAGTCCTATCGGAAGTAATATCATCTATTGGAAATTTTATAAGGATTCTTGAAAGTTCCTGCGACCCGGTTGCTTGACGATCATATATTGAAAAGGTCTCCAGAACATCGGCGGCGCCGGCGTTGGAGCCAGTACCGCGTGTCTTTAAATTAGACTGAAAGGCATTAACGATTGTCGTGTCAGCATCGGCTGTATATCTTTTAATCGCCATTATCTAATCTTACCTCTTATATCTACTTCGGGGAATTTTATCTCTAATATTGCGTTCTTGGGAACCATCAAATAACTGCCATCAGGTGACAAATTACCATTTATATCAATTGAAGCCGCACCATAATTGCCACCTTGTTTGCTATTAAGTTTTACTTTTACAACATCCAAAACACCAGTAACTTTTTTAAGTTCTTGATATACTTCAGAAATATAAAATTGTTCACCAATATTGTAAGGGGCGGCATATTTGCTTTTCAGTTGTGCCATGGCTTTCTCAAGTACATCAAATTTGTTAGCGCCAACTGTTGTGGTGATTACAAAATCAATCCCGATATTAAGTATAAAAGGATCAAGAATGTCGATTGTATCGTTGAGCATTCTAAAATTATTCAGCCAGATTTTTAAATTATTCTTTATAGTACTGTTCGTAGCTGTCAATTTTCCAAAATTATCTTCAGAAATAACATAGAGATTCAAGTTTCTTTTATTAGAATCTGGATCTCTTTGTACTGATACCTTTTTAATGGAGCCAAATTTGGCCGGCATTCTATATGTTAAATTTTCATAATCGGCTTGTGTCACTGCTCTATCTTGAGTTGGAAAAGTATCGTAAATTCTTCTTTTAATTTCTCCAGTAGTTGGCAAACTAACATTGCCGACTATCGGTTCTTCATTGGAAACTTCTAAAGAATTAATTACGTCCTGTACTGCTGTATTGGTTAAATCTGCACGATCTTTAAAATTCATTCTATTACTCGATACTGTATTCAGAGAGCCCACCCCCACATTAGAATTTGTTGGATTTGTAACCCTATAGATAATCGTCAGAGTCGTATTGGCGGGAACTATACCAAAATTTTGATTTTTAGATAACTTTGATGGATCGAAAGTGGTATCAGTAACATAACTTTTGCCAAAGATGTTTAAGGCCACTTTTTGAGGATCCGCAGCCACATTAGATTGTCCCGCTTCTCCAGAACCAAACTGAAGAAAAGTTTTTGTTTTTTCTTGAACTGCAACAAATTTTCTAGAAACAATAAACGGTTTTAAAACGGAAGGGACATTATCGTTTTTAAAATTGGCATTCGTTAGCTCTTTAAAGACAATATCTTGCGACAAATAGCCAACTTCAAAATATTCATTTCCTTGTGCATCCTTAATTGAAATAATTTCAGATATGTTATTGGCTTTAAGCTCCTGCCTTCTGAATCTCTTAAAGTCTCCAATATTGACTGTTTCTTGTGAGAAAAATCCCGATACCACATTGCCATATGCTTTAATAGCGTAATAAGTGGGGGCGCCTGTAGACGAATCGGTGCGCGCCACCACAACTTGATTTTTTGGATTTGCAAAATCAACATTTTCAGTTAGAACAAAATTTAATCCAGTATCAGATGTAAAACGAGAGCCGCGTTTTAAGATAGGAATATAGTTTGTATTTGTTCCTATGGCGGTAGCAGAAGCCGGTATCAAAACAAAGAGTGCCACCTTACCGTAAGTTGACGGGCGCCCTTGATTCTTATATCCAAGGATCCGACCATGCCTTAAGACATTGTTGTACTGATAAGAAGTATCAAGGAACGTTTCGTTAACGTTATAATCAAGATAAAACGACATCTGATCTGCAACATAAGCAACGGCATCTATCATCAATGAGCCGAAAGAGGCCTCACTGAAATCTTGAAACGTATCGGGATAGAATCTTTTTGCTATTTGCTGCAAATCATCTCGAATAGCATTGAATTCTCTACGGGTATAATCTATAGGTAAAATCTTCTTTTGTTCATCGGGCATTAATTAAAAATTCCTTTTAATATTAAATAGTAAATTCTAATAAATCTGCTGTCGCTATAGCTGGAATAGAATACTCTAAAGAAAAAGCTATTCGATTGCCATCTGGATCAAGAGTGTGGAAATTAATTCTTGTAATTGAAATGGCCGGCATATATCGCGAAACTTGTTCTCTTATTTTTGAATCAATTCTAGAAAAAACATCTGTTCCAAACGATTCGAACAAATATCTTCTCATGCCTACGCCAAAATCTGGATCCATAACTCTCTCGCCAGGATTCGTTAACAAAAGCATCTTTAAATTCTGCTTTATGACATTTTTTAATTTTTTAAGCATGGCAAAACCATTACCAGAATCATATGTTAATGGCAATTTTACACCGTAAGAAGACATAAATCACACCTCTTAGTAAATATCACTCTTTATCTTTTTTTGGACAAAGTTCTTCATTTGCATTAAATGGATTTGTTCTGAGCAATCTTCTCTTCGGCCAGGGCAACAAATTCTGTCCGATACGCGGCTTGTAAGCAGCACGTTGGCTAGCAACAAATGTCTTGGATGGGCTATCCTGATCTGTATCATTTGGATCAAAGTCTCTTGAATTATAAAGTGCTTTAAATAGTTTCTTAATTCTAAAGCGGGATTTAGGTAAGAGACTTTGATCCCAATTGTCATAATGAAGCAAGAAAAGCCCATTTCCTGCAAAGGGCCCTGGGCTTCTTTCTTTAAGAGGAGCCCAGCCATTGGCGCCGGAACCAAGAATCACCGTTGATGCGCCCTCATCTGTTACAACAGTTGCATATTTGCCCGGCTTACCAGTGGGGGGCCACTCCTTATTATCTCCAAAAGCTTGTTCTGCTATTAATTCACCAATCGAAGGTATAAACGCCATATCATTATAAATTGCCAAAGTCGCCAATACTTTACTAAGAGGAAAAATATATTTTGTTATTGCTTTAAAATTGTTATCATCTACTAAATTGTTTATCAAGCATAATAATAATTTACTATTTGCCTCTAAAGGCTGAATTTCAGTTATTGGCAAATCTAAAACATCCAATTCGATTTCTGTTAATTTATATTTGATGCCGCCGATTGTTAACGAAAAGCGTAAACCATATCTAACGCCCAATTCACCAGTTAATCCAACTGCTTTTCCTTGGTCATCTAAAACAACTTCAAGTGTTCCTGGGAAAATATCCGAAATATTTTGTTCGTCTGTGCCGGAACTTTTTACTTGTTCAATTCCTTCGTCAACAGTCACAAATTCATCATTAATTTTCATATATTTTTCGATAACGAATGGCTGCCCTTCGGTTCCCGCTAAAGTTTCATCTAAGTCGCTTATATCGCCAATTGGCACTATCACAGAGCCACCAATATAATGTACGTGTGGAGGAGCGCCTTCAACACCATAAAAATCTTTACAATCTGGATAGCAATTACTTTGTGCTCCCTGCACTATCCCATCAACAATTTTATGCCTATGTTTGACATTCTTGTTGTCTGGGTGATATGTGAAATCAGTATAGCCATCATTGTTTTCATCTAATGTGTATGTATGCGAGTGTTCTGCATCGACAGAAGTTGTGCCGATTTTGGGCGGCTCAGATGGCAAATTTACAGTTTCTTCCTCGATGTCTTTGTTCAACTCTAGAGAAGAGCCAACAGTCAAATTTTCTAAAATATAATAATCGAGATTTTTAATTATAGTCTCATCGATCATCCCAACATTTCTCATATTTTCGATATATTTATCTGCCATAAATTGCAATTCTTCCAGTAGCAGTTCTTTAAGAATTATTTTTGCCGAATCTTCAGTTTTCCGAATTGCTTCAAGGTTTTTATCGCTTCTGTAATTTTTTAAAGTTTTGAAAGCAACAATATCACCACTTTTCTTTGCCATTAACAAATCTTCTCTGTAAGGATAGCGAGAAGAATAATTCTTAATTACATTATCAATTTTTTTGAGTGCTTCAGTTACCACCGAAGAAGGCTCTGGCAACTCGTCATTGACATATCTTCTAGCATATGTTTGGACAGATTGTTCCAAGAAAGCATACCAAAACTCTTCATCCTTAAAGGGATTTAAAGTTTCGAAAAGTCCATCAGGCTGAGCATCTTTAAAATCTTCTTCCATTTTTTCAATAATATAATTCGTGTAAAGGGCGCTTATATTATTTTTAAAATCAGGATAGAATTTGGTAAACGTTGCAGCCGTTTTCAAAAAATAAACACTGGCATATATTCTCAACGTTGCGCTAATTAACCCTTCCAGGCCGGCTTTAGAAGGACGGTGCAAAATACGATTATACGGCTCTTCAACTACACAATCTGGATCCGATTTGAGCCTTTCGTCTTCGGGAATGGAATCATAATTTTTATTAATTCTTTTTTGAATTGATGTAAAATCAACCACATCAGTCTTAAATGGTTTACAGGGCCCAAGCTCAGGAAACATAACATCAATTAATGCTAGCCAGCCTTTCTTTTTTGCCGGTTTAATATAAATTGGCGGATTAAAATATGTACCGCCGAAGCGCGCTGGATCGAGATAGAATATTCTGTTTTCTTCACTTGATATGCCGGTCTCGAAATTATATTGCATTCTACTGATTCCGAGAATTGCGCTTTCATTTGTTACGTCGTTCTCTCTTGCATATTTTGAATATTTAATAAAATCGCCATTTTCTACTACACCATAATCAACATCGTCATAAGTTAAATTATCCCAAGCGGCGCCATATTCAAAAGCTTTTTCATTGTCTATTATATCATCTCCAAACTGCTTAAAAATCCTATCCATTACATTATCATGAGCATTTTTTGTTGTCTGGAGATCTATTGAGGTATCATTTTCTAATTCAATTATGTTTCTTAGCAAATAAATTTGAGGAATATAAGATTTAGCTAATTCAAAAGACTTTTCAAAATCTGGAAAGTCAGTTGTGTCGATCTCATCTAAACCATTATCTACCGATAAAAATTCATAAGCTCTCGATGTTAAAATATCGGGTTCGGAAGAAAATACACCTCTTTCTTCTTTTTCATAAGCTCCCTCGACAGCGCTTATTTTGGCTGCAGTATTAACAGAGTGCTCGATCAGTATTCTAGCATTGTCATCTTTGCGGTTTTTAAATTTATCATCTTCTTTTACAATATCCGAAATAAACAACTTTATATTAAATCCCCACGAAAAAGCACCGGTGCCTTTCCCGTTATCTTTAAATTTCAATTCTAAATCGGGATTGTCTTCATCTTTTCTCGCTTTCTTAATAAAAACCACTTTTTCTTCTTCAAGAGAGGCCTTTATTTTTACATTATATCCCTGATCGGGTATCGATAGCAAATCTACATTCGAACCATAAAGACCACCGAAACCCAATTCATCAAAAGTTTTACTATATAATTCATCATCTTGAGGCACATTGCTAGATTTAAAATTGCTTTCTTGCAATCTTCTTGGCATCTCTTCTAATAGCCAATCGGCAACATAATTCGGAAAAGCTCCTTGTTGTTTTTTAATTGCAGCATAATTTGAATCTTCGGCGTCGGAGGCCGGCTCAACATAAAAATCTACATATTTTTTTTCTATTAGCCAACCGCCGCCAAGTGCTTCCCAGCGCGTATGTGCCGTATAAGGCTTGCCCATCGTATCGGACAAAATCATATTTAAAAATCCCCAATTTCTTTTTCCTGGGCCATTTCCTAACATATCATATGAATAAGCTAATTTAAGTTGCTCCAGATTTCCATCCAAAGCATTCGTCGTAGCTTTTGCAATCTCTTTGGGTTCGAATGGTAACAAACCATTATTACAGCCAGGATCGGAAACCAATTGAGGCAAATTATTGGCAATATAATTTGGCAAACCATCATTTAAAATACCGGATAAATCTGATAAATCATCCTTCAATGTAGAATCATCACATAATTTAGCAATCTGTTTGGGTGATGCTCGGCCGGCTAGCAAATCTGCGCGCAAATTACAAAAATCTTCCATCTGTTGTGGGGTCGCACACAATGTTGGATTGGCCGGCATTAGATCGTCTTCTGGAAGTGCATTTATAAAGT